CTTCAATTCCAGCATTTTCATTTTATACTGATGATCGAGGAGCATCTCTTCGACCTTTAAGTCATGTGCCTGTTGCAGTTTTGCCTGTTCGACCTGCAAGTCCTGTTGCAGTTCAGCCTGAGCCATCTGCTGGTTACCCTGCAACTTGGCCTGTTCGATCTGCATTTTGCCCTGTGCTTCGACCAGCCGGGGGTCTGGCTGTTGCTCTTCCTGCTGACCCTGCTGTTGCTGCGCCGGATCAAGCCAGTATGCGCTGGGGTCTTTAAGGCCAGCCGCCAGCGTCCACTTTTTCAGGGCATTGTGAACCATCTCGCTGTTAACCAGCGGCCCCTGAACACCGCCCTGTAACGTGATCGCCTGAACCTGCATCTCGATCAGCCGCTGGGCCAGCATTATCTGCTGCTCCTTTGTGCCGTGGCCAAGGCCAACAGTAATCGACAGATCCATCTCTGCATTCCACGCACGGGGGTCAATCTGCACCCATTCATTTCTAAGGCGAACAACGTCAGGCGCTGTCTGATGGTTGATTACCAGACGCAGTATTTTCTTGAACGCCTTTTTGAAACCGGTCTCGGCCATCAGCCGCGCAATCAGAAGCATGCGCTGCTGCGCCTGTCCCATAATCTGGTTTATGCCAGTCGCCGTCTTGTTGAGCGAATCAGCGTCCAGCCCCTGATTATACCGCGTAATACCGGTTCTGGATTCGCGCACACCGTCCATGTACTCCAGGACAGGAAACGCATAAGATCCGAGCGACTGCGTTGTCAGGGGCATAACAGCCTGACTTGGATCAAGACCACCTTCCACACGCACCAGACCACCCGGCCTGTTTGTCAGCATGTCGTCGAGGTTAACGCGCTCGTTGACAACATAGCGATTGGAATTAACGCCATACATATTTGTCAGAAGCTGCCTGACAATGGTTGAGCGGATTAACTGGGTATCCATTGTAAGGTCGGCAAGGGATCTGCCAAAGTGCTTGAACGGCATGCGGATTGGCGTCATGTCAACAAACGGATGATCGTCAACCAGTTCATTCTCCAGAACAGTGTATCCTGGCCCGGCTGTCGTCACGGCCCTCATCTCGGCCATGCCATCACCGTCATAGTCAACCTTCAGATAGCATTCATACAGCCATATTTCGCGCATACTGGGGTCGCGCATACCGTCGTTCTGGTCAGGCCATTCCTCGTCATGGGCATACCGCGCCACACGCTCTTCGTTGTAGTTCTGCTCATCGTGGCTGGGCAGTCCCTCGACCACCTTCTTTGAGTACCCCATTTCCAGAAGCTCTGTTACCGTCTTCTTGACCTTGTGACATGTAAATGCCGCGTCATCCAGTGAGGTCGCCCTGCGTGAAATCAAAAACTCTTCTGGTGGAATACAGACAACACGGCAGCGGCCCTTCGTGTCGGTATGCTTGATGGTGATGTCGTAGAGCAGTCCGTCAGGCGCAAAGTCCATCAACTCAGGTGGGACAGGAATCTCCTCCTGCTCGATAATCTCTATCTGCGAATCTTCCTCAAATTCGATCAGCGTGGCCAGGTTGACATTGGTCAGTGTCTCACGGCGCGACTCTTCCTCTTCCGACCACCAGATTTTCAGATAGGAGTTCTTCGACAAAAGCGCTGTCTTCACAAAATCATACGTCGTGCCAAAGCCGTCGTTATATGACGCCTTGTGCCATATATGGTTTACATACTGCGTAGCCTGTTTCGCAGCCTCTTCATCCTCCATTCCGACCGGCTCAAACCTCACAGCCTCATCGCCAGATCCGAATATCTCCATAAACGTGGGCATGGCCGACTCAATCGTGTCAGCCACATCGGTCATGACAACAGAGGATTCATCCTCGTTTTCATTGCCGAAAGGCTCACCAAGGTAATACTCCATCGCCTTGCGCCGTTGCTCGCTGATCTCTCCACCAACAAAGGTGGCGCTTGCCTGTATCTCCCCCTTGATGACAGAAACCAGTGCGCTGTCCGACATTTTCGCCATTAGTCAGTCCTCGAAAAAAATGGTGGGCCGGAGCCCACCAAGTTCTAGGGAGGTAAACCCGCTCACGCAGCATGCTCCGCGATAAAAGACTCCGCATCAGATTTTCTCATCCACTCTCCGTTCAGGGCAGCACCGTGTTCGTTTACAACGTCCCAGCGCCCGAAACCCCGATGCTTAAGGCGAAGAGGGCCGACAAACTCGTTGCCCTTTTCATGACGATCGATGTGCGCTTTCGGCACCTCGCCCCTGACCAGCTTCTCCAGTTCGGTCACACTATCCTGTAATTCGTGAATTTGAATAGACATTTTTATACTCATCAGAATTCTCCTGCGGGGCCGAAACGAGCGTCAATGTTATCTGCTCCGGAGCCGAAACGAGCGTCAATCTCATCTAATGTGTTATCAAACGTCTCCGCAGTTGTGGTATCAACCCTGTTATTAGGATCATTTACAAAAGAATCAATATACCGATCCACATCATCAAGCGCCGTTTGGGCTGGAGAAAAATCCATTAGGGCTTCATCCAGTGGTATGGCGCGAGTGAAAGGATAATCAAGCGCAGCACTCGGTGAGTATGATTGGGTTGACAGCTGATTCTCCATCAACGCAGTGCGGTGCGCCGCTTCGTCGAGTCTGGCCTGTTCAAATGGATTGAACCCCAAAAAAAAACTTTTTACCCCACTCTCTGGCACAAACCTATCCGCCAGATATCCCAAAGGGGATGCAAAGGGTAGTGCTTTTTGAGCAAATTGCGCCCCCTTCAAACCACTCCATAGCGTTGCTTTATCCAGCCTGTTAGCAAGAAGGTCGGCTCGATACTCATCCCTTCTTTTCTGCTCTGCCCTGGCCTCCTCCTCCCTATCTGAAGCACCCATGCCCGGCGGTTCAAAAAGCAGGTTCCTCGGCGGTGGCTGTCTTCTCAGCAGCGACGGTGCTGCTGCGGGTGGTGGCAGTGACGCCACCTGCGGCTGTGGATTCAGCAGGGCCAGGTCAGCAGCGGCAAGCTGATCCTGAAAACCGGTGAATGCGGGACTTTCAGGTGGCAGGGTGCGTGGGACAGACGTGTCGAAAAAACCACCAGCGCCGGCAGAGCCTGGGCCAAAAAGAGCCACTACTTCTTGCTCCTCGACTTAGCCTTGGGCGCTGCCTTTGCCGCCTTCCTGGCCTCAAAATGCAAACGCACACAGCCGGGCTCGGACTCAATCTCGGCCATACCGCCATACGTCACGCCGCCAATACACACCTCCAGACGCGCCGACTTCGGAACAGCCACCAGTTCGTGGGTTAACTCACCAAGACTGCTGACATCAATAGATCGCTTCATTTCACCATCTCCTTAAACAAAAGCCCGTTTTGGATATTCCAGAGGCTGCGCCCAACTCGCCGACCTCGGCGTCACAATCGCACCCATCCGAAACGCATCACAGGCGTGTGACGTCCAGTCGTGTCGCGGACGCGGCTTGTAAACCTTCCTGATCTCGTCAAACTCCTTGCGATACTGCTTCAGCGCCTTGATGCCATAAGCACAGTTCTCCGCATCAATCCAGCACCTTGGAAGCAGGTTGCGTACCTGCTCAATGCCGTCAGCCAGTTTGAGGTGCGGAGCAATATCCGCAGTCACACCAAGCTCCTGCAAAACCTCAACCCTGGACTTGCCCGTGCCAAGATCGTGAACCTTGATATCGTGCGGGAAGATATGCCGCGAATACGTATAGCCGCGACCGCCATTCTCCCTGGATCGACTGTATTCGTCCAGCACCGATATATAATGCGGCAGTCCCTCGCCGCTCGTCTCGTAATAGGCAATAACATGCACGGCTTTCGCTACCCGCTGCACGAACCAGAGCGAAGTGCTGTCCCGAAAACCGAGATCCCACCACGTTTCAACCTTGCTGTTCGGATCAAACGGCACCCTGCCAATGCGGCCTTCCTGTTCGGCATCTTCCATCTGCAAGCCGTAATAGGCATTCTCCAGGCCAGCGTCAAAAGAACACTCAAACTCCTGAGCGTACTGCTGGCGTGACATCTGCTTGGCAGCAGCAGCCAGCTCGTCAGCATCGACGACACCAGTCTCAGACGCCTTGTGCAAGCACCAGTGCCAGTCGGGGTTGCCAGCAAGCACCTCAACCTTCGCCTCCTCAAACTTGTCGTAAAACAGGTTCTGGCCGCGTGGCGTACCAATCCAGACAGCCGACCCCTTTCTGTCAGAAAGAGCAGGGCGAATCACCTCTGGATAAAGCCGTGGGTTCATATCCGCATACTCGTCGAGTATGGATAGATCAAGGTACATGCCACGAAGTGAATCGACGGAATCAGACCCAAGCAGCATAACCCTCACGAAATCCTTGCTGCCGTCAGACAAAACACGCGGTATGTCAATGCGAAGTTCCGACTCATGAAACCGCGCACCGCCAAAACCAACACACATTTCCTTTGCGTATTCCCACGCAACACGCTTGGCCTGTGCGTAAGTGGGCGCTATGTAGGCCACCTGGGGGCGATGCCTTGGACACCACATGCCGGTCTGTATCGCGTCCGCAATCGCCATGACGGTCTTGCCAAAGCGACGGTGATTAACCGCAACAGTAAAACGCTTCCTCTGCCTGTGAAACTCAGCCTGTAAGGGGCGAGGTGTGTAGGGGAGTGTTACGGTTGCCAAATCGCAGATACCTCACTCAGAAGATATAAGCCGCATCTCAACCACCCTCGGCTGTACACAGACTATGGGTGTCTTAATAATATATATATATACCTTTACCCCGCACCAGTCGATGCCACGCCGGGGCACGTTGGCAAAAATGTCGCCAAGTCGCAAAAAGCATGCTTTCGATGTTTCGCAAAAAAAATAATGTTCGCACTTGACGCGCCCTGGCCGGCACATATATGGTAAGTTTAGCTTGACATTGAGGAGCGATGAAAATGAAAACGCCAACGACAAGCGACCTGAAGGGAGAGAGAATCAAATGACTGTTAACCTATTCACTATCGATCCCCAAATAGCTTTTGACAATGCGCTTGCAGTTGACGCGTTCCGTCTTTTGCCAGCCGCGCCTGAGTGGGCAGGAAATTACATGTACGTTTATACCAAATCAGTGGGCAACAATTACTTGGATTATTTCAAGCATATTGACACTCGCGAATATCGCACGGTTGAGCGTGAAACAACGACTTTGTAAACTCAACGGACGAATTTTTGACACGCGCCAACAAGGACAACCTGGTTTTTGTTGCGTGACGTCGAGGCCGGAGACATAACGCGCTAGACTATAAATCTTGCGCGTTATTTTTTGATGGTGATTGGAACGAGGGTCGCGGTCAGCTCGACCTGACCAGTTAAATTTTGCTCTATCCGGTCGCCGTAGTGCTTCGGGCTTAGCCTGGCCGCACTCCACTTGAGCGCATCCAGGGCGACACGCGCCCGATTAGCATCCAACTC